TCATGGCCTTGGAGTTATCGGAGGAATGACGCCGGAGGGCGGAGAAACCCACGACTGTCCATTCTGTAAAACAACCCCATGACACCCTACGACGAGGGCCGAGACGCCTACCTGCTGCACCGCCTCGCCTACGAGGCCAACCCCTTCCTTGACTACGACAGGTCGGGGCCGGAACCGCTATTTTCAACGTGGCCTCACGACGCCCGTGAATGGTATCTTGGCTGGCGAGATGCCGCGCTCGCCATGCACCGCGATTGGAAAACCTACCCTCACCCAACAACAACCGATGAAAAACCTATCCCACACGCCGGAGGCTGACCGCCTCAGGGGCGTTCCGCTGGCCTCATGGCCTCAGTCCCTTGTGACCGTCTCAATCGAGGCTCAGGCCAAGCCGGACGGGCCTTGGACGCCTTCGCAGAAGAACAAGCCAATCAAGGCCGACGAGAGGGACGCGGAAGGCAAGGACATCTCTGATTCCATCGTCGCCGGATGGATTTCGGAGGCCAATTCGCTCATCTCGGCGGGCAAGCTCCACGCATGGCGCATCGTCCTGACTGCCGAGCCTCACATTCACTCGTTTCATACCGTCGCGCCCACGCCGCTGCCTCTGTCAGCGCGTGCCTTGGCTCCCGGTTGGAAACCGGAGCCGCGAGTTGAGCACATTCATGTCGCACCGGCCAAGTCGGTTGAGATAGGGGATGACGCATGAGTAAACCATTGAAATTATCGGGACAAATGCGCTTTATCCAATTCGACCAAGAGGGAGAATGCGAAGTCCAGGACACCGAATCACGCAAGCTCCGTGTCCTCATCGCTTGCGAATACAGCGGAGCCGTCCGAGACGCCTTCACTGCCCTTGGTCATGAGGCTTGGTCATGCGACTTACTGCCGACTGACGCGCCGGGACTTCACTATCAGGGCGACGTTCGGGACTTACTGGACGGCTGGGCTCCTGTTCGGCATCAATGCCAGTGTGACCCATCGGGCGGCGGACTTTGCCTTTTGACGGACAGGGACACGTCGGAATGCCCGTGCTTTGGTCCATGCCAAGACGGCCTTGAATACAGGGAAACCGAGCAAGGTCTTTTCGCTCGCTCTGTCGCCTCGCCCGCATGGGACTTGATGATAGCTCACCCGCCTTGCACTTACCTTTGCTCCTCCGGTCTTCACTGGAATAAACGTAGGCCGGAGCGTGCCGCGCAAACCGAGGACGCCTTGTCGTTTGTCCGGTTGCTCCTTGACGCCCCAATCGCCCGTATCGCCCTTGAAAATCCGGTTGGCTGCATCTCGACGCGAATCAGGAAGCCGTCACAAACGATCCAGCCTTGGCAGTTCGGCCATGCCGAGAGTAAGGCGACGTGCCTATGGCTCAAGGGGCTCCCGTTGCTCGTTCCGACTCAGATCATGCCAAGGCCAGAATCAGGCCATTGGGAAAACCAGACGCCAAGCGGACAGAATAAACTTGGACCTTCTGCTGACCGCTGGAAAATCCGTTCCGCGACTTATTCCGGCATCGCTTCCGCGATGGCAAAACAGTAGGGTTCGCTATGAGTTCAGAAGAACCAAGGAAATGCGCAAGGATAATCATGGAAGGTCCGTCTTGGCATGACAAGTCATGCGGTCGCCCAGCGGTCGCAACATGGGTCTCCCAGCCCGGAAATAGGCGCATTCCGATATGCGCTGTGTGCCGTGGTATCTTGAAAAGAAGCAAAAGTAGATTCCCCCTCGTAATAGAACCCCTGAGATGAGTAAACCCACCTTCTGGGGCCTGCCGTCGCTGCTATCAAGCCCGACCGCGCCCACGTTAATCGTAGAAACCAAGGACGACGCCAAGGCCGCTGCAAAGCTGCTCGCCGCGTCCGACTGGCTTGTGACCACATGGGAAGGCGGCATGGCCGTAATTTCCGACTTGAACCTTGATCCGCTCATGGGGCGCAAGCTCGCCTATTGGCCAGGGGCGGACGACTTGGGCGCGGCCAGCGGGAGAGCGTTTCAACGCCTGTTCCCCAACGCCCGCGTGATCGTTCCGCCCGAAGGTATGCCGTCAGGCTGGAGCCTCGTTGACGCCAAAAAGGACGGCTGGCTTGCCAAGGACGTTCTCGGGTTTCTTGAGGGCGAAATCGTGACCGAACCGGACCCAACCTACGAGGACGAGCCGAGGTCAATGGCGGAGGAGGACGCGGCGAGCTTCCCAGAGCTTCCCGAAGAACTCGCGCTGCCGGAGCGCCCGCCGTTCAAGTATCTCGGTTTTTTCGGCAACCCGATTCAGTTTTACTTCCTGACCACCGCATTTGGAAAGGTCGTCCGCTTCGATGCCGGACAGCTCACAGAGGCGAATATGCTCACGCTCGCTCATCCGCGTTGGTGGCTGTCTCGTTACCCGAAAATAAACGCAGACGGCAAGCGAACGGGCGGAACCAACTGGAACGCGGCCAGAACCGACCTCGTTTGGAAATCTCAGGAAGCGGATATGTTCGATCCGAAGAAAATCAGGGGCCGGGGTTGCTGGCTTGAGGGAAAGCAGGTCGTGGTCCATACGGGCAATTGGCTCATCCGCGACGGCAAATCTACTCCGCTTTTTGCCTCCACCTACGTTTACGAACGCGGCCTTCCACTTGAGGATGACTTCGAGATTCAGCCCTTGACGAGTCCCGAAGCGGCAAAACTTCTCCAACTGTTCAAGCTGGTCCGGTTTCGTGAGGCGATTTCCGGCGTTTACCTCGCCGGTTGGTGCTTCTCCGCTACCATTTGCGGGGCGCTCAGTTGGCGCTCTCACATCTGGATTACAGGTAGCGCGGGAAGCGGCAAATCAACGACGACGCAGTGGGTTAAAGAGTGCGCCGGAAGGTCCAGCCTCTACGCTCGCGGCGGGACTACGGCGGCAGCGATCCGGCAGACCACAGGGAGCGACGCCTTGCCCGTCATCATTGACGACATCGAGAGCGACGACGAGCAGAACCTAAAGATTAACCAGGGCGTGATTCACCTCATGAGGCAATCGTCCTCGCCGGGAGAAGCTAAGGTTTTCAAGGGAACCGCCGACCAAGAGGGCTGTGAGTTCACGACCAATTCGTCATACTGCTGCAACTCCATCTCCATCCCGGCGCTTGGTGCGGCGGACTCATCGCGGATAACGGTCATCGAAAAGCTGGCCTCGACGGAAGCGGAGTTTGAGGAAATCAAGAAACTGGCAGACGAGACGGTCTTAAACCCGCTCTGGTGTGCCGGACTGCGGGCGAGAGCGCGGGAAAACGCGGTGAACATCATCGCCAATGTTCGGACATTCTCCAAAGCCCTTGCCCGCAAACTCGGTGCCGCTCGCGCTGGGGACCAACTCGGAACGCTGGTCGCGTCTGCCTACGGACTCACTAACAGCGGGATTATCTCGTTGGAGGACGCCGAGAAATGGGTGGCTGAACAGGATTGGAGCGTGGCCGAATCAACCAAGGCCGAACCAGAGCATGAAACCTGCCTGCGTCATCTACTGGACTCGAAACTGCCCTACCCGTCATCTCCAGTGGTTTACTACTCGATTTCCGAGATGATAGGACGGTTGAAGGGGTTGTTCAAATCCTCTACTGATTATGAATTACTCACCGCTATTCTTCACCGCAGCGGAATGTATTGGAAGGACGGGATTTTAACCGTCGCGGCAGTCCATCCAGACCTCAAGAAGATGTTTAGAAACACACGCTGGGCGGACGGCTCGTGGGCTCAGTGTCTCTCCCGTTGTCCCGGCCCTGACATTGACATGGACCCGAAGCGCGGAACGCGGATCAGGACGTATTACATTGGATGCGCCGACAGCCGGAGAGCGGTCAGGGTGCTTTACGATCCACCGAAAGATGCGGAGTGATCCGGTTGCGTCTCAGAAATAGCCTATTTTGAGACGCAACCGGTTTTGACTCTCATCCATGAGACACAAAAAATCCCCACCCGGTCAAAGGTGGGGATTTTTCATTTAGCACCACGGCTTGAAAACAACTAAAGCACTTGGAAACGGTGCAGAGTTTTTGTGACCGCCGAACTTTAGACGGCCACGGATAAACCGGACATCACCCTTCGCGGCGTAGTCGTGCCACCAAGCGGTGTCAGTGCGGGCCGGGACAAGGCAAACCACCGTAGCCCCCCCCCGTGAAGATTCGTAGGCTTTTTTCATCCAATGGCCAATGGTGCGACCGTAGGGCGGATTCATCCAGACCTTGCCACTCCATCGCTGCCTAAGTCCGTCGTCTCTTTCGGTAAAATAAACGCCACACTTCGCATTTTCAGCAGAAGCGCAAACGTCAATGTCGAACGGCCCCAATTCGCTGTTCACCTTGTCGAAAAAGTCTTGAGGAGTTGCCCAGTTGTCCGACGCGCTCGAAAAATGCACACTCATGTCAACCCCTCCGCTTTCAAAACTTCCCACACCTTCGCACGGTTCGACTCACCCATGACCATGACCCGCCCCGACTGAAACCGGGCAAGCGCGGACCTCGACAGCCCCGCCATGCCGGACAGGCGAGACAGTTGCGGCATGTGAGAGTTTCCGGCCTTCCGCAGCACGCTGGAAGGCTTGACGATTGCCTTCAAAACAGCCCGCAAACGCTCGTTGTCGGCGCAGTTCGGCATGTCCACACGGCAACGGGTCGGCATGGGGGTAATCAGCGGCCCTTTGGGCTTTCGCTGGGTCACGACATCACCTCCTTGCCCGGTTGATTCACCACCGGGAATTGGTTCAGCGTCTCGATCATCGCGGCGAAGCCGACCTCGGCAACACGGAGTCGAACGGACTCCATCAGTTCCGCAATCGTCTCACGCTTGCACCCTGCCTTGGTCTTCACCGCAGGAACGCCGATTCGCTCGCCCGTGTGGAACTCGGCAACGTGCCAGCAACCGCGTTCCGGCCAGTAGCAGACGCGCAGGCCGTTGATTTCCTTGACTTGGATGAAACGGGCAAGCGCCTTGGCACGCTCGCGGAAAACCTTGCCTGGGTCGCCGTTGCCTCCTGCGAGAATCTTGGCCTTGCGTCGGAGTTCCGCCACCGGGGCGTAGAGCGCCTTGGCCTTGGCCGCCTTCCGACCGTCAACGATTGCCTGCCACTCCGCAGCGAACGACCACTGCCGGACCTCGGCGCGAATGTGGCGCAAAAGCGCCTCTATCTGCTCGCGTTGGTTGTCAGTCAGAGCCTCTTCGATTTCCGGCTCGCATGGAACCACGGCGGGCGGCGGAGAACCGGCCCACCCGACCGTTGCGCCGGGTCGTTTCAGTCTGATCCGCGCCATGAGGCCGGACGCGCAAGACGATGCGGAAATCATGCCCGGCGTTTCTCTGGCGAAGGAGATGGAGCCGCAGGAGTGGGCGAGCGTTTGCCACTGGCCAAACTTCAACGTCTCGCTCCAGCGGTAGATTTCCGCAGCGGTGGCCGCTGGCGGGTTGTAGATTTCTCTGAGTGTTTTCATTTTTTCGTTGGGATTGATGCAAAATAGTAGGTATCAAACTGGCTGTAAACGTAAGTCAGCTTCATGACGTTTCCGGCAGGCGATTTAAGCGCCCACTTGGTCCGGCATGGTTGCGGGATTAGCTCGCGCTCTTCGCCGTAATAGGCGCGAACGACGCGGGAGATGCCTTCGAGGTCGTCTGACTGCCCTAAAGGCTCTCCCATTGGGTTTGGTTTTTTTGCCATTGGATTAGTCTCCGTAAGGGTGCGAGCGTCCGAGATAGTAACTAAGGGAAGGAGCGCCAAGGCGATTTCTAAGATTCTCCATTGCCGTCTGGCAGGCTCTTAGCTTTTCGCCAAGTTTACGGCCAGACTCAACCTCTCCCGTGAATTCCTCGTGTCTGGTTTTCGGGAGTGTGGCGCGGTTGACGGGCAGAATCTCAACAAATTCGGCCTCTCCCTCCTGGATGTCAGGGCCAAGCAGTGCGAAGCCGCAGTTTCCATCAATGCCGAGTTCGGCACGTTCGTATTTTTCGATCAGTTCGGCGGTGTTCATCAAATTAAACGATTGCAGGGTGAGCGGCAAAAAACTCGTCTCGGTCGCGGCGAAGCGCCCAGACTTCTTCGCACAGTGACTCGGAAATGGAAACCCACCCGCCCTTGTCAGGTGAAGGACGGCCAGCGCCCACGCATGAGCCGTGAGCCACGCAGGGCTTGAGCATCGGGCAATCTCCCGGCGGGGTTTTAACTCCGAAAGTTCCCCGGCGCTTGGTCGGCAGGTCAGAGTAAAACCGCACCGTGTCGCATAATTCCGTGATCCGAACCCGGCCAATCATGCGCCGAACAGGCCAAAGGCGGGCGATTTCAGCGCGGAACCAGTCTTTCGCCTGGGTCGCGGTCAGGTTGTCGCAGAAGCTCACCGGGTTCCCTCCGCTTTAGGAAGCAACCGAACGCGCACCGCGTTTTGCCCGCGAACCTTCCGCGTCTGGATTCGTCCGTCTGCCGCCGCCTGGGTCCACTCGTGGTTACAGCGGTTGGTCGCGTTTTCCTTGGCAGTCCGAAACTGCCAGAAAATTTCCGCAAGGAACCGGAAACGCTGGTCAGAACTCATACCGGAGAAAGCCGCGTGGATGAGGTCGGACGGATAACCAAATGGGATTTCCTCAACCCCGGCCCCGTGCCGAACCCGCAACGTCAACTGGCCGAACTCAGGTTGGACGATCCAGTAATGATGAGAAAGGTGGTCAACACCGCCGCGAGCCTCAGAAGATTTTCCCCAGCTTGCGACAATCCGCCCCGGCTCCTCGAATAAAATTACCTCGGTTTTCATCGTCTGGCCTCCTCGGCGTGGTAAAAAGCCGCCATGCCGAAACCGACGAAAAGCAGCCAGCAGGCAAGGAAAACACCCGCGTTGGTCGCCTTGGCTATGCCGACACCCGCGCCCACCGTTAAAAGGCCGAAAAAACCGGCAAGGATTGCGTTTTTCATGACTCAGCGGACGCGGGAGGCGCTTTGAATTTCCGGCCCGGTGAGGACGAAAAACGTGTAGGGGTTGCGGGTGTCGGTCGGCGTGTAAACTCTCGCCCCGTCAAACCGCTGGACGGTCAAGCCGGTTTTTCGCGCTTCCCGCAGGCGCAAGGCGACATCCGAACGCGGCCAAGGGCGAGCGGGTAAAACACCGCAACGGACGGCGGCAAGGGGTTTCTCGGTTTTCATGACTCAGGCTTTCGGGTTGGTCTTGGCGAGCACGGCGCGGGCAGGTTTTACGATGCCATTTTCCATCTCGTTTAATTCTGTAAAAATGTCGCCGATCTTACCTTTGGGGCGGTGTCTTTCGATCCAAGCCAAGGACGCACCCAAAACCTCCCGCAACTCACGAACCTCTTCCCGTAAGCGGTCGCGCTCGGCGGCAGTCTCAGGCGCGGCGGCGATCAAGCGGGCGTTGGCTTCGCGTCTGTTCAGTGTGTCGCCCTCCGCAAGCAGTCGAATCATGCCACAAGGGGTGGCAATAGGAACGAATTGCCAAAGGTTGTATCCTGAGGGCTCAACGTGGCCGACGTTTGCGGGGTGTTCGTGCCAGATGTGCCAAGGGCCGGGAGTGGTGTCGTTTTTCATGGTTTTTTTCGGTGTTTTCACCCAAAAACCCCACTTCGGTTAAAAGCGGGGCGAGTGGTGAGGCTATTTTTTCTCAGTTGTTAATCTCGGCGGCCAGGATTCCAAACCCGCCCCAGTCGCTTTCCATCCCACCGGGAGCGGTTTTCAGCTTCAAAGCGTAACCCCTTGGGTCTTGATTGAAAACGAAACCCGCAGGAACGACACCGCCAAAAATTTTACCCACCCTTTCCCGCACCGTTCCGGCGTAAATCTCCCATTCGGTCGGGTTTTCCTCAGTTCCCTCCGATCCGTCCGGGTTCCAGTCGGGGCGGAACGGTTGACCCTCAAACGCGGCTCCGTTACATTGAGCCGTTGCGGCGCGGTGGAGTTCCGCTTCAAGGCGGCGGAGTTGGCGAAACATTTTCATCCCCTCCGCTTTTGCTGCGACGGCGTGCAAGCTGGCGAGCGCGGCAAGGTGGGCGTTTCTGCGGGCAATCGTGTTTTGTGTGGTTTTCATGTTTTTTTTTGCGTTGGCACCGGAAAACCCCGACTCTCCGGGGAGGAGTCAGGGCGGGGGAGCCGGAGGGCCTTGCGCGTCACTTATCGCGCCAAGCCTTGCACGGGCGGGAACTCATGTAATAGCGGGCGGAACGGTCCGCAATTTGATACTCTCGGACCATTGCCCGCGCTTCCCGCGTGCTGGTGAACTCGTCAACGGTTTCAAGGTTTTTACCGTCGCGGCGTTGAATGTAAGTCTTCATCTTTTTGGTGCTTTGTGGGTGAGTTATTCAAAGACTCTCCGAAAGGCCGAAAGGTTGCAAGCCTTTTTGAAGAATCTTTTCAAGTTTTTTCAGGAAAGCCGGGAGGGATTGACAAAGGCCGAAGGGGTTTGACCGTTGCAAAGGTGAGAAAAAACGCGGTCGCGGCTGTATGGTATGCCGCGCAAGGCGAGAAAACGGCGCAAGGCGCGGCGGCCTTTGCCCGGCGAGTAAATGACAAACCCAAGCGGCTTGCCTTTGGATGGAAGAACCCGGAACCCTTGGCCCGGTTTAGTGGTGTCGTTTTGCATGGTTGGAAAGGTGTTAAATTGTGGAAGCGTTGGAAAAATCAGTCAAAAGGCCGGCGTGAATCTCCCGCGTTAAACCCAGGCGGAAACGCAGGACCCACCCGGCCTTGGAAAGTTCGTTAGTGAATCCAACGCCTTTGCCGGTTAAAAATTCGCGCATTGAATCGCAGGCGGTTTCAACGGCCTTTCCGCCAAACAAAACGAAAATCCCCACGCCATAATCTGTGAAATAAAAACCGTGCCTTTCCAAGACCTTCCCCATTTTATCAGCGCGAAAATTCGCTTCCACTTGCGCCCGTAAATCTTCCTTGGAAAACATAAATCCCCGGTGATGCCCGGACGCGCTTTCACGCTTTTTTTCATCCCAGTTTTCCCAGCGGTTTCCCGGCTGATGATCTGAATAAGCCGCCGGGTTTGGCTCAAAATAACGCGAGCAAAACGCAGTCACAAAAGACCGCAAAAAATTCTCCTCATCCGTTGGCGCTTTCCATTGAAAGGAAACCCGGCGAGCGGTCAAAGGTAAATCCCTGAAGACACAGTAAGTTTGACCCGCGACAAGTTCAGACTCCCCCAAGGGAAACCCAAATTCGTTTCCGATCTCAAACGGCCTTCCCGTTATCTCCCGGATTAAATGTAAAAAATTCTCTGTTTTCATAATTTTTGCTGTTTTTAGGTTTTCTTAAAAAATGGCCTGGGATTGAAAAAATGCTTCTGAACCGCAAGCCCGGCAGTTAGCGGCAAACCTAACTTGCCAGTATGGGGAAAGTGGTAAAGCCTTTGCCGGGTCGGTATGATAACCCCAGTCTTTTCCGCCGTCACCCGGCAGGTTTGAAACGTAAAAAATTGGAACGGCCTTTGACCATTTGCGCCAAGCTATCTTTGAAGTGTTTTGAGTTGTCATGAAATTGGAGCGGTTAAAAGTTAGGTGTCAGGATTGAACAGCGGCCCAAAGTGTCACAAACGGTCCGTCTTTATCTTTGCCCGGCTTCAGAAAGACCGCTTTGACCCTTTCGGGAAACTCTCTCTCGACTCCCACCTTAACCTTCGCCGGGTCATACTTTCCGGCGCAAAGTTTCACGATTGAAAGCGTTCCGCCTGGGATAAACAGGGAAGCCGCTTGCATGGCTTCCGCTTGGCGTTTGGTTCCGATTGTTAGCTTTTTCATGGTCTTAAATTTTAAGGGTTATTCGGTAATGATTTGCTTTGCCATAAATTGAACACCTTCTCGCCAAAGGATAGCGCTTGCCGGTCCACGGTCTTTTCTGTCAAGTTTCGACACCGCAACAAAGTGAGTTTCACTTTCCCAGGTCTTGCGACTTTCAAGCGGCATTAAAAGCCATTGCTGAAAAGTTGTCGCAAAACTGTCATTCTCAAAAGTGCAAACTAAGTTGCAAGCCATAGAAGCGGCAAGTTTCGCAGTTGGCACAACTAAGTTGTCAACGTGAAATCCGCCTTTTTTACCAAATTCAATAACGTTTTTCATGGGAAAATTTTTAGTGGGTTAACTTAAACGATTGACCAAACTTCTTTGTCTTCTCCATCAGTCCGAACATAAAGCGTGCAGTTTCCATGGTCCGAAATGTGCAACCATTCACCCTGAAAATCACTTTCGGGAAATTCAGTGAAACGGGAGGAAACGAACTCGCAATTCTCCTTTGCTGCATCAATGCAAGGCCAAAAGCCGAAGTCCGCACCGTCGCCTTCATGCGCGCCAAAAAAACAAAACGGCGGGGCAAAGATGTTCAGTGAATCAACAAGGTTTTCAACCAACCAACCCGCTTCCTCATCTTTTCCTTCTGCAACTTCCTCGCCTGAATCGTCCAAACAGTCGGAAACCTCGCCAATTAAATTATTCAGACTGTCTCTCATGCCCATATTTTCAGGCAGGCAAAGAAACTCGCCATTGATAAACACTAACCCCTCTAAGGTGTAAGCGAATGCGTTTAATAAATCGGGCGCCCTAAGCGTGCCGGATGAGATGGAGCCAATGCGAGCAGGACACATGGTAGGTGTTTGGGTGGTGGTCATAGGTGGTGGTGGTTACAAAAGAAACAATGCACTCCCTGGCAGTGGAGTCAAGCCACTTTCGAAGAATCTTTTAACTTTTTTCGTCTCATAACTCATTCACTGACAGCGACTTACGTTTTCCAATCAAACTCTTTTCCGAAAAACACAGAAAAACCGCTCCCATTTCCCCAGGCAAATCACCCTTTCCCGCTTCGACTTTCGCGCGTCTTTTCCAAAAGCCTCTTCACGTTATTATTTAACTTCCTCACTATCAATAACTTGCGTTTCCTAACCATACGACGCGCAAGTCCCTGACAATCAACAACTTCGACGTTCATTCATAAATCTTTTTACTTAACCATTTTAATAACTCACTCTCATTCAACGACTTGCAAATGGTTGACGGTTAGGAAAAAATAGGGATACAGAATCCATCTTACGTCCTGAAATAATAAAAAAACCGCGTCGCAAGTCATTGGCAATCAACGGATTAACACAGGACTACTACTACTACTACTACTAAATATTATTTTATTTTATTTATTTATTTAAGCTCTATCTTTTTATCGATAAAAATTTATGCTATTAATTACTATTATACACTCTTTATCATGTTTTCATTTACTAATCTACTGTTTTACTATCTTTTACTGTTTTTCATCCTCTCTTTAACAGTCTCTCCATTTTTCCCGTAATAAATCCCAAAAAAGTCAAAAGCAGAGCAAGTATTTGACTGTCAGCGGGTTAAGAGTAGTCAATCGTGCTATTCAGTCGCCTTGCTTATTTAGCGAAGTCATACAGCTTTTCGCAAATTGTTGGTTTCGAGCGACTTGCAATTGGCAAAGGAGGGCGAGGACGGAGAACCTTCTTGGCGTTTTGAAATAATAGAAAAAAGAGATTGACCGCGCTTGTTTTTATTTAGACTTATTCTGACCTATGCAGATTCCACAAAACTTGATTGATTTAATTGACAGCGGTCTAGCGTTTACGCTCACCGTTAAGCAGGCCGACGGGTCCGCGCTGTCTTACACGCAAAGAGCTAAAAAGGCTTACATTGACCCGAAAACCGTAACAGTGCCAGGGGAGATTGAAGGAGCATTCAAACGTTTCGATTCAATGCACGAAAGTGAACGAAAGGAACAAGGTGTATGGCATCACCCTTGCGGCATGGTTGTCGGGGTTAAGAGTCGCTTTGTTAGGACGTTTAACGCGAATGCTTACAAACGGGAGGTTAAGACCGCTTACATGGGAAATGGGAAGTCAGGCCGCTGCTTTGTCATACCGAGGCCAGCGACCGCCATACCTGACAACCCTCCGCTTCCACCAGCTGAAGACATGGCGGAACGGCTCGCACGCCAAGACCCGCCCTTTTGGCACTTCCCTCCACCTCCTCACCCATCCGAGGCACAGCACGACACGCAGCACGCGCACGGATGCCCGATTGCCTTGCCTGCGTTGGCGGTTGCCAGTGATCCAGGACCAACGCCGGAGGGCTCGAGCGACTGAGTTGACCCAGTTGCTCGCCTTGATGGAGGAGATAAGACCGCCCAGCGATGGACGGTCTTTTTTTGCGCTTGCGAAAGGAGCCAAGGGAGGCACCTTGCGGGTCATGGGTGAACCAAACGCAACCAACGCAGCCAACGCCGAGCCCGGACCGCTCAAAGCGAGCCGGAATAGTGTCTTGGCTCACCTCATAGCGATAGCAGAGGAGCCAGGGACTAAGCCAAAGGAGAGAATCGGAGCCTTGGCAGAGATAGCGCGCATTAAAGGCATGGTTACAAAAAAGGTTGAAACCTCGATGACCATCAAAGGAAGCGTGATGCTTGTCCCCTTCTGTCAGTCCGCGGAAGAATGGAGTGGTTTGACCATGGCTCACGACAAACGCTTGCGCGATGAGGTGAAGCGCGCACCACTGCCGACCCCCGACCAATAACATGAGACCCCCCGGCACCCCTGTATATCATACCCAATCACTTACTGACCCCTCAAAAAAACCTGGGGGAGTTTTTAATCGCGGGCTGTTTGTAAAAATCCCCTGGGGTAAAATCGTATCGCGCTGGAGGTTTTTGACTGCTAAGGCGTGTGAGCATGAGTTTGATGTGTCTGATTTGACTCGCAACCCAACTCCTGCGGTTGACGAATCAGACCGAGTTTCTTGGTGTTGTTGCAAGTGCGGCAAGATGTTTGTAGCTCACTGCGGGCTTGATATTTCTCCAAAGCACGGCCCTATGTTTAGGCGTAAGGCTAAACATCCTCTGGGGTAAATTTGAATGCCGATGATCGCTGATGAACTTTTGAACGTGAATGACGAACCTGTGCGTCAAAGCCGTGGCCGTAAGGGTTTGGGATTTCGGACGTTGGAGCGTGGTAGAATCCCTGATGACGTGAAGGTGGTTTGGAAGCCTCACTTTGGGAGCCAGAGTTTGGCATTAGCGAGTCCAGCGAAGGAGACGTTGTATCATGGTCCGAGGGGTCCGGGGAAAACTGATTGTCAGATTATGCGTTTTCGCCGGAATGTAGGCGTTGGCTATGGAGCGTTTTGGCGTGGCGTGATTTTCGATGTAGAATACAAGAATTTGGATGACATCGTAGCGAAGACTCTAAAATGGTTTCCGCAGTTTAATGATGGCGCAGTGTTTTTGCGTTCCGCGAAGGATTACAAATGGGTTTGGCCTACTGGTGAGGAGTTAATGTTTAGAACTGGCAGCACGGCGATGGACTATCATCAGTTCCACGGTCACGAATACCCGTTTATTGGATTCAACGAATTAACTAAGCAGGCGACGAGTGATTTCTTTGATGCAATCAAGTCGTGCAATCGTTCGAGTTTCGTCCCCGAGATGAATAGTCCCGACCCATCGAACCCGCTGCCGCCGATTCCGCTGGAGATTTTTTGCACAACGAACCCTCACGGTGTGGGACACAGTTGGGTGAAGCGGTATTTCATTGATGCGGGCGACCCCGGCGAGATAGTGACGAAGGAGATTAAGATTCTCAGCCCTGCGACCCGTAAAGAGCAGATCGTGAAGGTAACGAAGACTCACGTTTTCGGTCACTGGATTGAGAACGGGAAACTGCCTGATGCCTACATCGCCGACTTGGTGCAGATAACGGACGAGAACAAGCGCAAGGCATGGGCGCACGGCGACTGGAACGTGACCGCTGGAGGCGCTCTGGATGACGTTTGGGATCACCGCTACGTCAGGAAGCCGAGATTCAAGGTTCCGCCTCAGTGGAAGAAGGACCGGACATTCGATTGGGGCTCGACCGTGCCGTTTTACTGCGCGTGGTGGGCGGAGGCTGACGGAAGTGAGATTGAAATTCCTTGGGGCGAGGGAAAGACGATCTGGTGGGGACTGCCCCGCGGGTCGCTGATTATGTTCAACGAGTGGTATGGCTCAACGTCGTGGACCTCGAATGTTGGACTGCGCTTGGGGCCAAAAGCGGTTGCCCAGGGAATTGCGGCCCGCGAGAAGACGATGCGCGACAAGGAGTGGATTGTTGGCGAGGTGAAACCCGGCGCGGCGGATAACCAGATTCACAATCAGAACGACGCGGACACCGACTCGATAGCGAAGCGGATGGCCGCTGAAAAAATCCGCTGGACGGAATCGGATAAATCGCCTGGGAGCCGAAAGAACGGCCTGGCCCTGATGCGCGATATGCTGCTGGCGTCCGTGACCGGGGATGGGCCGGGGATTTACTTCATGGACAACTGCCAGGCGGCGCTGAACCTGCTGCCTCAGTTGCAGCGCGACATGAAAGACCCTGATGACGCGGCGAGCGACGGCCAGGACCACCCTTGGGATGCAGTTCGCTACCGCGTGCTGGACCGTAAGCGGACGTTTGGGGCGATTGAAACCCGCTGGTATGGAGGCGCGTGAATTGTGTTGCGTTTTTGCCGAATTGCCTGAGATTTCCGCGTATGCCGACCGGACGAATTGCCATGAGAGTAGAAGCCGACGCCTATTTAAAGCGTTTGATTGCCAGTGCCAGAATGCACTTTGTGAATGAATTGCGCTGCGCAAAGAAGAAGAATTTTCGCCGTGCTTGTTATTGGGAAAGGTGTAGGTCTAAGATGACAGAGCGTATCGAGACTGCGATTAACGACGGACATTTAACCATTTCATAAGACACGCCATGCCTGCTGCCTCGACTGGACCTAACATCGCCCACTGCCACGACGACTACTCGGCGCTGCTGCCGAAATGGCGACTGATCCATGCGTTTGTCTCCGGCGCTGACTCGGTGCGTGCGCTGCGCGAATTGGTGCTGCCGAAGCCAAACGCTGCCGACACGTCCACCGAGAACACGACGAGGTATGACCAATACATCGAACGTGCCTGTTTTTACCCTGCGGTTGCCCGCACGCTGGAAGGCTACAATGGGCAGGTTTTCAGCGACCCTCCGGTAGTCCGCCTGCCCGAGTCTGTGAAGCGTCTGGAGATGGACGTTGACGGTGCGGGCGTGTCGCTGGTGCAGCAGTCGAGCAAGGCGCTGAATCACGTTATCGCGTTTGGTAGGTGCGGACTACTGGCCGATTTCCCTGCTACCGACGGGATGGTGACGCGGGAACAGATGACGAAGGGGAACATCCGGCCCACAGTGACGCTGGTGCAGCCGTTCGACATCGTGAATTGGCGATTGGGAGAGTTTGGCGGCGTCACGAAATTGATCCGTCTGGTTATCTCGGAAAAATACGTCACGAACGACGACGGATTCGAGCAGAAGTTGGATAATTCTTGGCGCGTGCTGTATCTGAACGACGCGGGAGAGGTCGTGATTGAACTCTGGCGCGAGAAGACCGATAAAAAGGGCGAGTTTGAGATAATTCCAGCAGGCGAGGAGAAATTGATGCGCTGGACGCCGATGGTTGACGGAAAACCGCTCACGGAAATCCCGTTTACGTTCGTCGGCAGCGAGAACAACGATTCGAGTTGCGACCTGCCTCCGATGGACGGCCTGACCGAGTTGAACCGGGCGCATTTTCGGAACTCCGCCGACTACGAGGAGTCGGTTTACCAGACTGGCCAGCCGACCTACTGGATGAGCGGACTGGATTCCGATTGGCTGAAGGAGCAGTTGGGCGGTAAGGTTCTTGTCGGCAGTCGAACGATTATCCCGCTGCCGCCAGATGGCCAGATGGGGATTGCCCAGGCGAAACCGAACACGCTGGCGTTCGAGGCCATGACCCACAAGGAGAAGCAGATGGTGGCGATTGGAGCGAAGCTGATTGAGATGTCGAAGGTGGCGATGACCGCATTCGAGGCTGGATTACATGATGGGGCCTCAAGCTGCGCTCTCGCCCGCATGGCGAACAACGTTTCGCAGGCTTACGAGTGGATCATTCGCCGCGCCATGCAGTTCGTGGACTCGGGTTGGGAAACTGCCGAGTTGCAGATTCGCTTGTCCACTGACTTCCGCACCAACGACCTGACGCCGAGCGATCAGGCCCAGATGGTTGCGAACTGGCAGGCCGGAGCGATCACCGATGACGAGATGCGCGACCAGTTTAAGCGCGGCAGCATGACCAGCGCGACAACCGAGGAGTGGAAGACATGGTATGAGGCCAAGAAGAAGGAAGAGGAGGCTCAGGCCACCTTGGAGAAGAAGGTTACTCAACCGAAGAAGGAGACCAGCGACGTATGACGAATCTGGAAGCGCGTAAAATCCTGTCCGACCACAACGAATGGCGTCGTGGCGGTGATGGCGAGGCCACGAATCCCGTCCTGCTTGGCCAGGCTATTGAAACGGCTTTGGACGCACTCGATGAGGTAATTTCGAGCGAGGCCGACGACTCTGAGGAATAATTTCACCACCCACCACTTATGGCACTAAAGCACAAACTGACGGCGGCAGATTTCACCGCCCTTCCGCCCGCTCTCAAGGAGCACTACGCCGCTACCGCTGACGCGGAAGGCAATCACGTCCTCGACGTTCAAGGACTCGAAGATACAGGCGTTCTCAAACGGACGATTGAGCACGTCAAGAAGGAGCGCGACGACGCCAAGAAAAAGCTCACCGACGAACTGGCCAGCGTCCGCACCGAACTGGAAACGGTTCGCGCCGATCAGTCCAAGGGCGACGAGAAGCTGACCGCCGCCGAGAAGCGCCACGCCGCCTTGCTGGCCAAGCGCGAGACGGAGTTGAAGAACGAAATTGCCGGGCTGAATACCGCCTTGACCTCGCAGTTGGTTGACAACGTGGCGTCCGGTTTGGCCGTGGAACTCGCTGGCCCCAACTCCGAACTGATGCTGCCGTTTATCAAGGGCCGTCTCCGTGCGGAGGTCCGTGATGGCAAGGCCGTGACGGTTGTTCTGGACGAGTCCGGAGCTGAGTCCGTTCTGACGCCCGCCGAATTGAAGAAAAATCTGGTTGACTCGAAGAAGTTCGATGCAATTCTGATTGGCAATAAGAGTTCTGGTGCCGGTGGCTCAGGCTCGAAACCCGGCGGTGCCGGAGGACAGACAGGACCGAAGAAAATCGGCGAGATGAACGCAACGGAGCAGGCTCAGTTCGCAAACAAGAACCCCGACGCCTACCGCCAGTATCTCGCTGAAAAGGCGCAGTAAACCCAACCTCTCACACCAAACCTAAACTATCATGGCTAACGTCCAAATCGCGGACATCTACAATCCGCTTACCTTTGGCGCTCTTGTTCAAGAGCGTCAAACCGCCCTCAACCGCTTCCTCAATTCTGGCATCGCCATGATGGATGGAGTTATCGCGGGCCAAATCTCTCAGGGCGGCAACCTCGGTGAACTTACCGGGATGCAACCTCTCACCGTTGGCGAGCCCAACTACTCGAACGACGACCCGTCCGACACCGTGACTCACGCCAAGATCGCCAAGGCCGTTCAAGCCTTCCGCGTTGCCCAGCGTAACAAGTCTTGGTCCACGATGGATGTTGCCCGCGAACTCGCCCTCGTTGACCCGCTTGGTGCCATCGTCAACCGCGTTGCCGCCTTCTGGGCCACCGATAACGAAAAGCGCATCATCCAATCGCTGCTTGGCGTTCTGGCCGATAACGTCGCCAACGACTCCGGCGACATGGTGAAGAACGTCGCCACCGACTCCGCCGACGCCATCACCGACGCCGAACGCATCTCCGGCGATGTCGTAATTGACGCCCTCCAGACCCTTGGGGATCACAAGGAAAGCATCACCGCGATTGCCGTTCACTCCAAAGTTCACGCCCGTCTCCAGAAGGCCGAACTCATTGATTACGTCACCCCCGCTGGCTCCAACATCGGCTTCCCGACCTACCTCGGCAAGCGCCTGATCGTTGACGACTCCCTCCCCGCTGTGGCCGGGACTAACCGCACCACCTACACCTGTATCCTCTTCGGTGCCGGTGCCATCGGGACTGCCAACGGTCGCGTGCTGGTTCCCTCCGAAATGGAGCGCGTTCCCAACGCTGGCAACGGCGGCGGTTACGATGTCATCTACTCCCGCGTGTCGAACGTCTGGCACCCATACGGTTTCACGTTCACCAACTCGTCTGTCACGAACAGCGAAGCCGCCACCTACGCCCAACTCGCCACCGCCGCGAATTGGAACCGTGTTTGGGATCGTAAAAACATCCCGGTCGCATTCCTCAAGGTCAACGACTAAGGTTCACTTCCGGCCCCTCCCTAACCGGAGGGGCTTTTTTCTTTACCACCAAACCAATTTATCAAAATGGCTATTCGTCAAATTCTCAAAACGGGCAACAACGGCTCGAAGTCTATCAACGAGGCGTTTTCGCCTCTTATCCTCAAGGCTGGCTCTGCCGCTCCCACCCAAGCCGTCGCCGCCACTCGCGTTCTCACCATGTCCGTTCAGCCGACCGCTGGCGACACCATCACAGTTGCCGACAAGGTTTTTACATGGGTCGCCTCCGGTGCTGACGCTGACGGCGAGATTAACAGAGGTGCCGACCTCGCTGCCGCCAAGGTCAATCTCGTTGCCGCTATCAACGGCAGTGATTCGATCAACACCGCCCACACGCTCGTTACCGCTGCCGCCTTCAGCACTCATGCGATGACCATCACGGCCATCGTTAAAGGCACCGCCGCCAACTCCTACGCCACCACCGAGACGTTCACCTCTGGCTCGAATACTTGGGCCGGGGCTACGATGACTGGCGGCGTAAACGGCACGGTTGGCGAGCCCTGGGAGCAGTATCACTACAACGGAAAAATCTACATCAACGCCAGCGACACCGCCGAGGGCACAGCTACCGACACTTGGCGCGAGGTGGCTACCACCGCCGTTTCGTAAGTCTCTCCACTCAAGGCCGGACAGTTTGGGCTTGCGCTCGGGCTGTCCGGCTTTTTTGTAACCAGACATGGCACTCATCGTAGAAGACGGCACGATTGTAACCGGCGCGAACAGCTACGTTTCGGTGGCAAACGCCCGTTCTTGGGCCACGTTGCGAGGACTGACATTCACGGGAGCCGATAGCGTGGTGGAAGCCCGTCTGGTGAACGCTATGGACGTGCTGGAAGGGATGCGCGATCGCTGGAAAGGTGACAAGGTGGACGCCGACCAACCGTTGCAGTGGCCGCGCTCAGATGTCTGGCTTGACGGCAACGAGTTCCCTGACGATGAGATTCCGTCCGAATTGATCGCCGCTCAGATTCAGTTGGCCTACGATTCCGAGACTTACGAGTTGCAGGCCAACGGAAGCGGGCAGGAGGTCGTTCGTGAGAAGGTTGACGTGATCGAGACTGAATACGCCAAGCGCGGCACCGGGACGGTGCAGGCTCAGTTTAATAAGGCGATGAACTTTTTGAAACCGCTCTTTAAGGCCGGGACTGGCCTTTGGACCCTTGAGGCCGTCCGCAGATGAATTACGCCCGCGTAGCTGCCCAAGCCCTACGTCAGATTCGTGACGCCGGGACGACTGCGACTCTATCGCGGAAGGCTGGCGGCACGTTTGACCCGGTTGCGGGAACATTCTCCACGGGACAGGACACAACCACTGGAACGATTGACTGCGCGATTCTCACCTACACAGAGAAGGGCGTAAGGCAGTTAATTACCGGCGTGATTGAGGCCGACAACAAGGTTATGCGGGCCTTCATTCAAGGACGCCTCCGCAGGCTGATTATCGCCGGTTCTACGGCTCCGTTTGAGCCGTCCAACGGTGACACCGTGACCGGGTTGGAATCGGCCACGTGGGAGGTGCTTGGGTGCAATCCGTTGAAGCCAGATGGGGCCACGCCACTGATCTACACCGTGGCCGTCGAAAGGAAATAACATGGGCCAGTTCGCAGACGCCATCCGTTCGTTCCAGGTTCGCAGCCTCAAGGCGGCGGAGGCTGTTCGCAAGGACGTAATTATGACCCTGTTCGGGGACATCATTTTCGACTCTGCCGTGGACACGGGAAACTTCGCGGCCAACTGGAAGACCTCGCAGGGAGCGCCGGATTTATCATGGGAGCAGTGGGGAAACGGCAGGCGAAACAACCCCGAGGAATACCGGGCCGCTTTCGCCTCAACGGCCACCGCGCACGCCTACGCGAATATGCTTGATAACCTCGGAGAAGGTTTGAAGCGCGACACGCAGACCTATCTTGCGAACTCGGCCCAGGGCGGCGACGGCGATTTCTACGGATGGAAGATCGAGTTCGGCTACAACTTCTATGCTTGGGACGCTCAGACCGGACGCGGGCCACCTTCGGAGAATGTTTTAGCGTCTGGTTTCAGCCGCTGGGCACCGAAGGGCATGGTGAGAATAAATGTTGCCAAGTTCCATGAGATTGTCAGGAGTTCAGTCAGGAAACACGCATGAGCTACGAGAACCTTGAAGCCGCAGTAAACCAAGCCGCGAAGCGGTTCTTGGAGCTTGCCAGCGGGTCAGGCGGGCTTGGGCTCACTTCGGCTTCGATTGCTTGGCCGCTGGTGTCGTTTACGCCGCCGAGTGACGCCGTTTATGTCGAGGTGAGGAAGATTAAAATCTCGTCCTTTCCTGTAACGCTTGGCATTGGTGGCGAAGATGAAGAAAAGGGTATTCTGCAATTATCGCTTTACTTCCCGTCTCGCATTGGCGAAGGTGCGTTGCGCTCCGCAGTGGGCAAGGCCAAAAGGTATTTCACCGCAGGATCAACCTCGACTTACGACGGCGCGACCGCCAGATTCAAACACACATCAGACAGTCCATTCTTCCCTGACGACACTCGCGTCTGCTGCCACGTTTCAATTTACTGGCACGGACGAACCACAAGACCTTCACCAACTCACAACACCTAACGAAAACTCGCCATGTCCGACTCCATTCTTCACAAACTCAGCATCGTCGGGGAATCCGACTACGGCGAAGTTACTGCAAATCCCGCGTGGTCCAACGTGCGTCACGGTGGATGCACGATGAAGCTCAACCGTTCGGCTCACGCCTCCCCCGAGCTTCGCAGTGACCGCAACTTGGCCGATCACCGCTTGGGCGTCCACGACGTGAACGGCGACATCACGATGGAGATGCTTTATGAGCCTTCTGGCACCCTTGGTATTTTACTCCAGTCTCTCTGCATCGGAGACGGCGGAAGTCCGGCGCTCGTCACGGCAACGGACATCTCCGCTTCCTCTACTGATAACAGCATCAACAAGGCTGCCGGCTCGCTTCCTGTCGTTGTTGCTGGCGACACAATCCTGATTGCTGGATTCACTGGAACTGCTGGCAATAACGGCCTCGCTACGGTGGTTTCTCGCACAGCCTCTAAAATAATCATCTCCGGCAAAACTCTGGTCACTGACACCGCTGGCGAGTCCGTAACTATCACGCCGCAGACGACCATCTACGACTTTGACGGCTCCGGTCGCTCGCAGGAGGGTTTTTCCCTTGAGCGAGACTTTGGCATCGTCACCTCTGGCATCCGCTACGAGCGTTTTACGGGCTGCAACGTCTCCTCCATGAACGTGAAGAGCCCAGCAGACGGCAACGTGAGTGTCACATTTACCATCATGGGTCAGAACATGGTTCAGTCTGCCAGCGAGGTTGCAAGCTCCACATACTCCGATCCTTCGACGGTTCGCCCGATGGATTCCTACACGGGCACCGTGGCCATTGACGGGACTGCCGCCGCTACGATTACTGAGTTCGATGTGACCATCGCCAACAACCTCGCTAACCGTTTTGTGGTTGGCTCCAAGCTGACGCAGAATCACACCATTGGTCAGCGCTCCATCACTGGCAGCTTCACCGCCTTCTACGACTCTACGGACTGGATAGCCAAGTTCACCGACGAAACCTCCTTTGCCATCGTTCACACGATCAAAGACCCTGCCGGGAACTCCATCAGCTTCCGCATGCCGAAGGTCTTCATCACCGCCGCTCCGCCTGACACCCAGGGCACCAACGGCGAAATCACGCTGAACCTTCCGTTTGTCGCGGTCTACGACACCACCGCTGGTTACGCTGTCCAAGTCCGCCTCAACCCTGCCCTCTCGTAATTTCCTATGCCTGACGCTCCCGACATCAAACGCTTTTTCACGCGTCCCCTTGCCAACAAGGGGATTTCTTTGCCGCTGGCCGATCCGGCTACGGGCGAGAATACGGGGATGCTTATCTTCCTGCGCGGTCAGGACTCCGACGAGTTCCGGCGCATTGATGCCGAGGTCATGCGCGAGGCGATGGACCTCTATGCCAAGGATAAGGAAGCTGGCGAGAAGCACCGCGAGAACGCCGAAAATCGCCTTGTAGCCGCCCTTGTCATCGGTTGGACGGGTAAGCCTGAGATGACGGCCGAGGAAGCCCTGGAATTGGTTGAAAACGCGCCACAGATTGCCCAGCAGATCAGGATGGAGACTGGCAACCGCTCGCGTTTTTTCAGGCACGCCTTGAACTCCTCTACGGACGAGCCGACGAGGAGTTTAAGCTGAGTCTTCCAGTCGAGGGCTCGAAGTCTTCAACCTCGCTACGCCGGACCCTTGAAATCGTCCATGAGAAGACCGGCAAGATGCCTCAGAGGCTTGCGAACCTGCCGGAGATGCCGGAGGAGCTTCGCTACCTCTGGGGCTACTTCAACGAGCTTCAAACCGGCGAGGCACTTACCTACACCGAAATTCGTAATTGGTCCGAACTGACCTGCCGAAACATCACGTCGAAAGAGGTCTTGATTCTCAAACGCCTTGACGATATGTTTCAGCGCGTAAAGTCGGACCACCTCAACAAAAAATCAACCGCCGCCACCAATGGACCAGTTAGCACACCTAATCATTCGAGTGGACGGCCAGGGGGTCGAAAAGGCCGCTGACAGCCTTGAGAAAGTAGCGAAGTCTGCCGACAAGGTTGAGGTGTCGTCGGATAAGATGGCGAAAGCCAGTGAGTATTGGGCGAAGAAGCAGCAGGACGCCTCCTACAAGCAATACCAAGCGAACGAGAGGCTTGAGAATCAGTTCAAGCGCAACTCTCAGTCGTTTATTGCGATGTCGCAGGCGCGGGCGACGGCGGTAGACAACGCTTTCAAGCGAAACGAGCAAACCTTCATCATGGGCGAGCAGCGCCGGGCCGCTGCCGCGATTGAAGCCGAGCGTAAAATTCAAGAGGCCCGCCAGCAGACCATTGACAAGGCGAGGCTGGAAAACCGCTTTTCCGGCGCGTCGGGAGGATGGGGCGGCGGCGGAGGTGGCGGCGGGACTATCAACGGCGCTGCCGCTGGCGGATTTGGCCGTCCCGGCGGACTACTGCCCGGTGTCACGGTGTCGAACATCGCTGGTAAGGTTGGTCCGCTTGCCGCAGGTCTTGGCGTCGGCTTCGGGCTAAACGAGATCAAGAACACCATCGTGGAGATGGAAGTTCTTGAGGCCCGACTTTTGACCGTGGCCGGAAGTGCCCAGAAAGCCAACGAGATGTTTGCCACGTTGAAGATTCTCGACCGTCAACTTCCGCACGACATAGGCGAACTCACCGGGGCTTTCGTAAACCTTGTTCACCTTGGCCTGACTCCATCCGAGGAGGCTTTGCGTTCATATTCAGCAATCTCTTCGGCTTCATCCAAAAGCATTGAGGACGTGGTTTTGGCCGTCTCCCGTGGCGTGGCCAATGACTACCGCCGTATTCGCAGCCTTGGTGTTGAAGCCGTGGTTGTCGGGGATAAGGTGAAGCTGACCTTCAACAACATCTCCGAGACAGTAGATCGGACCAAGGCCGGACTTGAGGGCTACTTCATAAAGTTGGGCCAAAGCTCCACGTTCGCGGAGGCGTCAGCCAACAAGATGAAGACCCTTGCGGGCTCCATCTCCAATTTGGACAGCGCATGGAAGAACTTTATTTCCAGTATGTCGAAGGGCGGAGTTTCTGACACGCTCGGCAAGTTGGTTCAAGGGCTGACTCTCGTTCTGGACGGATGGAATTACATCCTGACCACGTTTACAAGGCAGGTTGAGCGGGCAGGCGAGGTTGCGGGCCACATCTCAAAAATGGAGTTTAAGGAAGCTGCTACAAAAGGAGCCAAGGGCGTAGCAAGTGGGCTTACGTTTGGCATTTCAGATGCGGCACTTGATGACAAGGGCACGCCAGCTACGCTTGCGGCGGCAAAGGCCAAGGCTGCGGTCAAGACCGAGCAGGAAATTCTCGATGAAGTGGCCGAGGCCGCAAAAGCCAAGTATGACAAAGAGCGTGCCGTCATTGAGATGCAGTTGAGATTCGCGGACGACTTTTCCGTTCTGAATCAAAAATACAGGGACACTCAGAAGGAAATTGATGAGCTTGAAATCGAAGGGCAGAACGCTGAGTTCGTGCGTCTCGACATTAAGCACAAGGCTTACGCTGATTACAGCCGTAAGGTTAAAGCTCTCGAAGACAAAAAGAGGACGGACAGCGTGACCCGCTCTGCCTCCATCCGCAGCCGCATTGAAGCGAGTTGGGATGAGGGTGACAAACGCAAGGCTGACTTTGAGTTCTTCCTTGGGAAGAAGGGAGGCGACGAGTCTGCTATCTTCGCTGAACACACCAAGATGTCGGATTACGTCAAAAAGATGACGCTTGAAGACAGCAAGGAACAAGAGAAGGCACTTGAAATCGTGAGCGCCAAGACGGTTGAAAGTTTCAAGAAGCTGGCGGATTCCCGCAGGGACATTCTTAAGCAGGAATACGAGGACCGCGAACGTCAGATTCAGCGTGCATTTAGGAATAGCGACGGCAAGGAAGTTGAGCGTCTGAACAAGTCCAAGGAGAACTGGCAGGCCTACGTTGACGCCGTTTCAAAGATTTCCGTTGGAGACGGCATTGTGCCAGCGCCTGATCCCGGCGACGATCCATTTACGCGAGAACTTACCAAACCTGAGCGAGACGACATTCAGTTCAAGACTCTTGAGTCGAAGTATGAAACCGAGCTTCGGATGCTGAACGACGCCCGCGATGCTCAGAAGATGAGCGACGAGGCTTACATGGACGAGTCTCGCAGGCTCTGGCGTCAATACACGGCTGACCTGGGTAAGATCAGCACGACCGGGGCGATGATCGTCTACATGAAGAACCTGGAAATGTCCTCCACGGTTCTCGGGATGTCCTCTAACATCGCCGGGCAGTTGGACCAACTCGCCCAGCATAACTCAGACGCGGCAAAGGCGACCTTTTTAGCCATGAAAGGCATCTCTATTGCACAGGCTATCGTCAATACTGAGTTGGCCGCTACAAGGGCTTACGTTGAGGGCGGGTTCTACTTGGGGATTCCGATGTCGGTAGCCATTCGCGGGCTTGGTTACGCCTCAGTCGCCATCATGGCTGCGACCTCCGCTCAGGAATACTCGGGTAAGTTCGCAGACGGTGGCTTCCTTGGCGGAAGTCAGACCACGGGCGACCGGGTTCTTTTCCACGGCAACGCTGGCGAGGCGGTGCTGAATGGGAATCAGCAACGAAACTTCATGGCGCTGGCCAACGGCCAAGCCTCGGGCGGAAAGCCTGCTGTCAACGTCTACGTTTACAACAACGCCTCCGGCACTTCCGCGAGCGCCCGCATGAACGAGATGGGCGACATCGAAGTGATGATTGAGGAACTGGATAAACGAGGCGCGGCGAAGATCATGGAGGGAAGTTCCCGCCAAGCTCGCGCCTACGAGCGTAAATACGGCCTCCGTAGGCAAGGAGTCGCATAATGGAAACGTGGCCCGCAACTCTCCCGGCCTGCTCACCTGACTTCTCACAGAAGCTCAGGACGGCGTTTTCGCGCACGCAGATGGAAACCGGGCTGTCACGGCAACGCCCGCGTGAGATTGAGAATCAGCGCAGGGTCAGCGTGGAATGGGAGTTTGACGGCACCGAATTTGCGGAGTTCCAAACCTTCTTCAAGGACGACATCGCCAACGGAACCGACTGGTTCAGCATGACGCTGCCTATCGCGGGCGAGATGGAATCAAAGGTTGTCCGCTTTGTCGGAGGAGAGTATTCAGATTCTCACTTCGGGATTCTAAACTTTCGCGTCACCGCAACACTCGAAACCCGCGATCAATGCGAGGCTTACAACGCCGAAGAGATTGAAGCCGTCATTGACGCCGGAGGACTCATCGCCCTTGAAGCCGCCGTTGCGAGATTGTATGCGGTTGAGCTTGAGGCCGAAATCATCCCTGCCTAATTTACGACCATGCCAACGCTTGCCGAAAGACTCGAAACCGCCACGACGACCCTTGAGGGGCTGGTAGACAATACCACCGGAACGGGTGACATGGTTCTGAAGAACGGGGCCGTGATTCTGCCTGCGAGCGTCAACGGGAACACGATCACCACTGGAACCGGAACGCTGACGCTCGGCAGTTACTCGCTGGTCATCGGCGGAAACATCACGTTCAGCAATCCAGGGCGAATACTCGCGGCCACGATAAACGCCGCGCCTGCCACGGGAGACATCCCCTACTTCTCGTCGGGTTCCGCTGCCGCCACGTTCAATTCAAACAACTATTTCAGGGACGCGGCCTCGACCATGACGGAAGTTGGTGCTGCTTTTACTACGCTCGCCAACCCATCTGCTATTACGTTTCCAAGGATAAACGCCAATAATAGCCTATCTTCCTTATCGGCAGCCGAAATGCGCCTCGCCCTCTTCGCCAGAAGCCGCCGCATGGTCAACGTGAACTTGTCGGAATCGGCTTGGAGCACCTCGACGCTATCCGGCACCGTGGCGAGCAGTCAATACACCTCGGGCGCTCGCGTCATTACCGTAGGTAGCGGAGTTGCGGGAGCCGGGCGCGCCCGACTCTTCACCGTTGATGTCATTAACTACTGCCCCGGCACTCGTCAGCAAGTTGATTACAGCCAAGACTTTAGCTTTGACGTCGTGGGCGTCCTCAACGCGCCTGCCACTTCGGGTATGACCCTTTTCTTCACTCCTGCCGCTGAAAACGCGCTTCCCGCAACTCTTTTTTCAGCCAAGGGTTTAGGCGTCTCAGCGGTTGGCGACGGGTCCAATTTGAAGCTCAAGCTGGTTGCTCACAACGGCAGCTCGCCCACCAGCAGCACAGGCTACACCATCACCGCTGGCTCCGACGCAATCGTTCGCATCACCGCAATTTACAGGGCGGGAGTTGGGTTTTACCTCTACTTCAACGGAGCGCTAGTGGACACCCTAACCACAGGCTTGCCGACAGGCTTGGGCACCTCTGGACATACCTGCCCTGCCTTGATCGTTGACCATCCATCAGGCGGAACAGGTTGCGCCCTACGTCTGGCCAGTTTTTCTATTGAACCCTAAGCTATGCAGACCTGGCCCGCATGGTTCCCGAACTGCTCCCTTGACGTATCCACTAAGGTTGCGTCGGCAGTCTCGCGGACGCAGATGGAGGATGGATTCGTAAAGCAGGCGTCTCGCGAGGTGGCGAACCAGAGGACAATCAGCGTCCAATGGGAGTTCGACAAAGACCAGTTCGCGGAGTTTCAATCGTTCTTCAAGCATTCGCTGTCCAATGGTGCCGACTGGTTTGAGGCGACCGTTCCAGTTTCGGGGGCAATGGAAACGAAGGTCGTCCGCTTCGTCGGCGGGGAGTTCTCGCACTCGCATTTCGCCATACTTTCTGCTCGCGTTTCGGCTACGCTTGAGGCACGCGATTGAGGGACAATCTCATGCACATATCGCAAGCCATCCACGACCTAGGGGCATTCGTTTTAGCCGCAATTCCGGTCGGTGGCTTCATGGCTCAAGCCACCGACATTATTCCGAATGGATGGGCCAACATGACGGCAGGGGCGTTTGCGATGGTGACGGCTTTTTTTCTCTGGAAACACTTGGAGAAAAAGGACAAGGATCAAAAGGAAGCTCAGATTGCAGCCCTTCAAGCCAAGGATGACGAGATTAAGAGACTGGCCGACGATCTTAAAACCATGAGAGATGTTTTGCTCAAAGACTTTCAACAGAGGAACCACAATGAGACTCGCTAAATTACTATTCATCCTTGCCTCCGTCACGCCAATGTCGCTGACGATGACCCAAGGTTGCCGCAACGTTCCTGCTCAAACGCAGGCCGTCCAAACACTCAAGGCCGTTGGCTACGCCGGGAAAGCCGTCATTGACGGCGCATGGGAGCTTCGCAAGCGAGGCGTCATCACGGAAGCGAAATGGAACTCCATTGCTGCCTTCTACGACAACCGCTTTCAGCCCGCTTTCAACGCCGCAAAGAAGCTGGCCAAGGAACGTCTCGACGCTCCCGCCCCGGTTGAAATGGTGTCCCTTCTCTCCGAACTCCAATCTCTCTCCAAGTGAACCCAGCCGTTGTCATCTCCATCCTCAAACTCGTCGTTGACGAGGCTCCCGCCGTGATGCGTATGATTGAGGACATCCGCGCCGGAAAGTCTCCCACGGAAGCCGACTGGAAGGAACTCGAATTACTTGGTGCCTACACGTCTGCGGACGTTAAAAAGCGATAAATGGCCACCTACGAGGAAGCAATCAAGCAGGCGATGGCGTCCTGCCCGTCGAACGTCCCGATCCTTCAAACGATCCAGGTCCGTCACCCCGCGCTTCCGACCGGCGACCTATGGTTCGTTGACCGCCTGACACCTCGCACGCTTGGCCTTGAGGACGGAAGTTCTCTTTCTGAGTGCGGGCTTGATCCTGGCGCTCCCGGCGCGGAACCTGCCGACCCTGGCACGGAGCCGGACGAACCGGACACAGAGCCTCCATTGCCGGGAAATGAGCCCGTCCTTTCCAGTTACACCTACGTCGTTGATGGTGTCAGTTATTCGCACCAGCCTTTCGATCTTGGATTTTACGAACCGGAGTCCGAGCCCGTTCTTTTTGAGACATGGGAGGACCGCTGGGCAACATGGCAGGCTGACCTTGACGACGCGACTGATAGGGACAACGCGACTGAGGCGGCTGAGGCCGTTTTTGAAAGCGACCATGACTGGTGGGCTGGCTTAAAGGCTGCTCACGACGCATGGCTCGCAACGAAGGCTATTCACGACGCTTGGCTCGCGGCGGTGGCACTCCATGAGGCTTGGGAGTCGAGAGACGCAGCCTACACGGCTTGGACGGCCTGCATTGCCTCCGAAACTATCACGCAGGTCTTCCAGCCGCTCGCGTTTGAAATCAAACTCGCCTCCACGGGTGAACATGGAATCCAAGACCTGTCCGTTACCGGGTGCGATGTCGAAGGCCAGTTCGGAGACTTCATCGAAAGCGTGGCGCTGTCCGGCAGTAATGTCCCCATCTCCATGACCTACCGGGCTTACCGGGAGGATGACTTGAACACGGTCCAATACCTGCTTGAGATGTCTCTGTCAAAGGCGAGAGTCACGGTCTACTCGTTCTCGGCTCGCGCCTCCATTGGGGATTTAATCAACCGCGCCTACCTCACTGAGAACTTCACCAAGGAGCGTTTTCCGGGACTCGAAAGCCGTGGTTGAGCATTGGGCAGAGAAACTAATCGGCCTGCCGTGGAAGGCGGGCGGACGCGGCCCGAATGAGTTCGACTGCTGGGGTTTGCTGGTCCACGTTTACCGTGAGCAATTCGGGGTGCTGCTCCCCGATTATCCGATTGATCCATGCAACCGGATTGAGGTCATCGGCGCTGTCCAAGTTGCGATTGAGCGAGGTGACGCTGAACTGATTGCCCGCCCCGTTCACGGTTGCGGCGTCCTGATGGGCGTGAACAGTCAGAAAACGCACCACGTTGGCATCTGGCTTGACGTTGACGGCGGGAAAATCCTTCATGCGGACAAGCCGCGAGTCCGCTTCATGTCGGTGGGAGAAATCCGAAGCATAGGGTATCGGCACATCTCATTTTACCGCTACCACACATGGCCGTCATCCGCGAATACCTAAACCCGTTCCTACCGGGACAACCCGCCGTCGAGCATCAGCACGCGGGCGGAATTACCGTATGGGAATGGTTGCATATTCGCACGCCGGGGTTCGTGAACTTCACCGTGCCGACTGTCTGCTCGGTGGCCGTTCGCGGTGGAGAAGGCAAACTCGACTACCTACTGCCGGAAGCATGGCACACTTACGTCATTCAGCCTGACGACATCATCACATTCACGGCGATCCCCGGCGACGTTGTAACGCTCTTCATCGCCATCCTCGTCGTTCTCGTCGTCGCGGCAATCGTCTTGGTGTTGACGATGCCCAAGCCTCAGTTGCCGGGGCAGCAGAAACTTCCCAACTCGGTTTACAATCTGGAGGGCAGGCAGAACGAAAACAAGTATGGCCAGCCGATCCCTGATAACTACGGGCGGATGAGGATGTATCCCTCCTACGGCTCCGGCTCCTACAACGAGTTCGACGTGAACGGGAAACAGATTCTCTACGTCATTCTTTGTCTCGGCCATGGTGAGTATGAAATCGAGACGGAAGAGGTTGATGGCGTGGACGTTCCAAGCTGGCGCTTCGGTGACACGAACATCGTCAACTTCGAGGGGATTGAGGTTCAGAACTGCCCGCCCAGCACGCCTGTAACGCTGTTTCCTGATAACGTCATCACCGTGGCCAACGTGCAAGGGATTGAACTCTACGGCCCCAATGAGGACGATTACGTTCTCGATGAAGAGGGTTACGCCACCGGGACGGCGCTGGGGACCAGCATCGGCATTGACATCGTTTTTCCCAACGGCCTCTACGCCTCCGACACCCAGGGCAACTTCGTTTCCAACACAATCCAAGGGCTTTGGGAGTATTCAACGGACGGAGGAACCACATGGGCGCAACTCTTCAACTTCTCGCGGACGCTCGCCACCAACACGCCGCAAAGGTTCACCGTCAACACTACCGTCCCGCTCGGCGTAACCCACATCCGCGCCAACCGCGTAAACGACCGCGACTTGAACCCGCGCTCTGGAAACACGCTGTCTTGGCAGGCGCTCCGCGTCTTCCTTCCATCGACCGTGGATTACGGAAACGTCCACATGGTTGCGTTTAAGGCGTTGGCTACCAACAACCTAAACACGCAGTCTCAGGCGACTTTTAATTTCGTGGCGACCCGAAAGCTCCCGATTTACGACCTGACCTACAAAACGTGGTCGGCTCCTACGGCAACCCGCTCTCTCGTTTGGGCGTTCGTCAACGTGGCTCGGGCGAGCTACGGCGGGCGCAGGAGTGACAGCCAGATTGACCTTGAGGCGCTGGTTGCGCTGGACGAGGCGGATGAGGCGCTCGGAAACACCTTTGACGGCCAGTTCACCCAGCGAACCGGCCTTTGGGATGGTCCGCTGAAAACCATCGCCGCTGCTTGGCGCGGTCGGCCCATGATGAACGGCAATAAGCTCACCATCGTTCGGGACAATCCCATCACGCTCCCCGGCACCTTCTACAACACCGCCACCATCGTAAAGGACTCCGCCGACTTGGCCATTGAAACGCCTGAGACGGACCCAATGGACGGGCTTGAAGTGACCTACGTTGACGAGGACACGCTGAAAGAGGAAACGGTGATGTGCTACTTCCCTGACGAGGCTTATCCGGTAAACCCCGATAGGATTAACCTCATGGGTGTAACAGTTCGCCGTCAGGCATATCAGGAAGGAATGATTCAGTATGCGCGGAAGCGTTACCAGCGGATGAACCTTTCTATCAAAGTCGGCATGGAGGGTCAGCTTGCCGCCTACGGTTCAATGGTCGGCATCATGCGGGACAAACCTCGCTGGGGGGTTGGCGGACGGGTTGAGAGCATTACGTTCGGCTCGCCTTCCATCGTGGAGGTAAACCAGCCCTGCCGCTTTGGGACAAATGCCGTGGCAGTAGGAACCATCACCACCACGGGCAACGCTACTGTGACCGTCACAATTGATGGCGCTCCGGTTGTCGTTTCGGTCGCTGTAGTTGACGACGACACGCCGGGAATGTGGGCGAGTCGGGTCAGGAAGGCTCTCCTCGCTGAGAGCGACGTGACGGACCTCTACGATGTCTTCGGCACCGGGGACCGCATCTCGTTGAAGCCCAAGACGGGCACGGCCTATGACGCGACGTTGAACATCGCCATCGCCAACGGCACCTGCGCCGGGATCACAGAGGTCGTCACCTCGAACACCTCACACGTCATGTCGTTCAAGGCGTTCAACGGCGACATGATGGGGCCGTTCGACGTTCTGCCGGGCGTTGACGACTACCATGTGACCTGCGCGGACCTCACCGACGACGCCGACGACGAAACTGGGATTGATAACATCCCACTGGATGACATCCACGAACGCGCTCCCTTCGTCTTCGGCATCAACGACTTTTGGGTAAAGAAAATGATCGTGGTGGGAATGTCGCCCTCCGGCAAGGAAGAGGTGGAACTGAACCTCGTAAACTACGCACCGGAAATCTTCGCTGCCGACGACGAGGGCGATTATCCAGTCCCGGCGCTTCCTGACACGTCCGACGTGCCGCTAAATCCGGCCTTGCCGACCGTGACGGGCGTTCTGGTGGCAGGAGTCCCCGGCCAACTCACGCGGGCGGTTGTTTCGTGGCGCGCTGCCCCCGGTGCTCGTTACTACGTTGTCGAGACTCAGGTCGTCGCGGACGTTGGCGGTGCGCTGTCTGCCGTGGCCGGGACTGACATCCTGACGAAAGCCTCGCACGGGTTTATCACGGGCGACATGATCTTGGTGACGTTCTCAGCGGGCTTCGGCGGGCTCACCACGTTGAAGGCTTACTACTGCATTTTCCTGACAGGAAGCACGTTCAAGCTGGCCAAGACTGCCGACGACGCGACGGCAGGCATAGCGGTTCCGATAGACACGGACGGCTCGGGCGGCACCGCCATTCGCATCACGGACGGTTGGCCAGCGTCCAATTCCATCAACGGACTCTCCTACCCACTGACCGTCTCGCCGTCGTTCCTCATCGCCCGCGTGGCAGGGGTAAACACCGGGCAAGGCCGCTGGTCCTACTGGCAAGGCGAGGTTGGTGTCGCTGCCGCCGTCCCAGGCGTCGTCTCGGGGCTTTCTCTGGCCAATGCTGTAAGCTCGGCCACTCCAACCGTGTTCGACTCCTACGAGGCGTTGATTCGCTGGGTTTCCGCATCAGGCGGAAGTTCTGATGTCTCAGTGAAGGTTTACCAGACGGACGGAATGCTTCTGCTAAACACCATCAATCTTAGCGGCACCTTCCTCAACTACACCGTCGCTCAGGCCGAACTCGATGTTGCGACTGTCGGCGGCGGTGCCGTGATGAAGCGCGAACTGACGTTCGAGGTTTACGCGGTCAACGCGGCTGGGACTTCCGATGAGTTTGAGACGCTCGCAGTCGAAAACGCTGAACCTGCCGCCGTTACCGGAATGGCCCTCCTCCTCACGAAAGAAGAACTGACGCAGAATACCTACCGCATTACTTGGATGCAGTCACAGGCGACGGACATCAAGGAATACAAGGTTTACGGCGGGCCGACATCAGGATCGCTCTCGTTGCTCTCAACCGGACTATTCCTCGGCTATGATTTCGCCATCGCCCTCACGGCAGGAACTCATGCGGCTCAATACTGGCGCGTCGGCGTCGTTGACCGCTGGGGCGCTGAGATTACTTACTGCGCCGAGCAAACCATCCCATCTTATCCATGACATTCGTAATTCAACACCCAGGCCGCATAGACCTGTTTTGCAACGGCTCCGGCGAGTATGTCCCCTTGAAGGACGCCAAGCAGTATGACGGGCCTGCTCCGCTGGAACCCGGCGAGAAAATGATTGCAACGCCCGCGAAACAACCCATTCATCCCGTTACTCACGCAGGGTAGCTCAATGGTAGAGTCTCAGATTCATACTCTGGTGGTCGCGGGTTCGAGTCCCGTCCCTGCATCCAATTTCATCGCCTCTCCGAGCTAAATCACCCAGCGACCGGAGCGGCACCAAGGGTGGATGAAAACGGAAGGCCGAGAGCTATTAAACTCTCGGCCTT